CAGACCCCTTTCAATCTGGAGGAGCAATACCAGCAACAGGCCGGGAGACGAGGGGGTTGGTCTCCAGGCGGTTAAGACGGAGGAATAGAGTGCAGAAGATATCTCACGAGCTGATCAGTATTCTGGCCGGGATGGCCGGTATGGGGGTTTACGTGTCTGAGTTCGTCAGGGGAGACCCCGCTCACGGCGAGGTAGACCATATCAAGATATTCTTTCCCGACGATAATAGCCTGACCAGCCCCTACGGCTCTATCGAGCCCGGAGTCGAGGAGGACCTTTCCAATCTTTATGGCTACGACGGAAGAGCCTCGGCTTCCCTTTCTGACGAGGGGCTTCGGCCCTTTGTGACGGAGCTTCGTAGGCATCGGAACGAGTTGGTTTATCTGGCAAGCAAGAGGGATCACGGATGACTGAGCAGACGGCGGAGATAGCGGCTCTTTTCGAGCAGTGCGGGTTCGAGCCTAACTCGGACTTTCAAAGGGATATCCTAGACGCCTCGCAGAGGTTCGTTCAGGTGACGGGGGGAGAGCAGGGCGGCAAGAGCGTCGTGGCGTCCAAGTTCCTTCTCAAGCGCTGGCCCTCTGACATGCAGAAAAACCCGAACGAGGGCACCGGCGAGGGAATGCCGATACTCTACTGGCTGATCGGGCACTCCTACGCGGAGACGGAAAAGGAGTTCGGATACATATCGGACGACTTCACGGCCATCTTCGGAGAGGGCATCGTTCAGTCCACAAAGAGGATCGATCCGGGCAAGATCGAGGTGGTGTTTCCGGGCGAAAGGCATCCTCGTCTAAGGATAGAGACCAAGTCGGGGCAGGACGTTAGGAAGATGTCCAAGGACGCGCCCCACGGCATTATTCTTTGCGAGGCGGGGCAGTTAGATATTGCGGTCTTCGAGAGGGCGCAGGGGCGAGTGACGCCCAGGAACGCGTGGCTGCTCAACGTAGGGACTATGGAGGAGAGCGTCGGGTGGTTCCCCATGCTGGCGGCTGAGTGGGCGTCCGGGGCTGACGACAGAAAGTCCTTCCGCCTTCCCATGTACGCAAACTCCTCGCTGTTTCCGGGCGGCAGGAACGACCCGAAGATACTCGACCTCGAGCGAAACTCCTCGGACGATTTCTTCATGGAGCGCGTCGAGGGCATACCGGTGCCTCCCAGAGGGCTAGTGTTTCCTGAGTTTCGGCCTGATATCCATATATCGTCCGTCGAGCGCGTCAAAGGGGAGCCGGTGTACATCTGGGTTGACCCAGGGTACTCAGGCAGTTACTATGCCGTCGAGATCGCCAACGTCATAGACGGGCAGGTCAGGATATTTGACGAGATATACGAAAAGGGCAAGATAACCGAGGAGATAACCTCTATCTGCATGAACCGCGAGTGGTGGAGGGAGCCGTCGAAGTACGGAGTGGCGGACATCGCGGTGCATCAGCATCAGGGAATGCCGCCGATGTACCAGGTCTGGATGAGCCAGACGGGCCTTCACATGGCTTCTAGGAAGGTGGGGATACCGGAGGGCATCGAGAGGATGAAGTCGTTTTTGAAGATAGACCCGATAACCCACGGGCCTCGTCTTATCGTCGATCCCGGATGCCGTGGTATCATAAGTGAGTTCGGCGCCTCTCCCAACCCGGACGACGGCCAGCTAAGGGCGTATAGATGGGGAACCGACAGAGAGGGCAACGTGGTCGGCAGAGTGCCGAAAGACGCGAACAACGACGCCCTAAAGGCCGTTACTTACGGGCTTATCGATCGTTTCGGATACACACAGAGCGCTAACCGAAAGTCCATACCAGTCAGGCGGCGCTGAAGGAGGCGATATGCCCCACACCACCAAGGGAAGGGCGTACAAAAGCACCAGGGCGCACCCAAAGCCCAAGACCAAGATGGCACGCAGGCCGAAGACGAAGTCAAGGAAAAAAGCGCGTTACTGAGGGCATAATATGGCTCTTCGCAGCCCACAGGAAATATCCGGGGCGGTGGAACTTCAGGACGACCTGACAGCGGAGCTGCGGGTCAGGTTCGACGAGGACTACTCCCTGTACCGACTCGATCCCTTTAACGGGGTAGAGCGCGACGACGGGGTGGAGTCCGAAGAGGGCTACGCCCACTACACATCTTCCGAGCCCCAGACGTTCGCGGACAAGATAATAACCTTTGTTATCGAGTCCAAGATGATTCTTCAGATCAAGCACCCGAACGCCCAGGAGCAACAGCGCGAGGCTGACGACGTAAAAGAGCGGTTCATATTCGGGATACTAAGGGCAGCAGACGAGCGGTTGGTGAGGCTTATGAAGCCGCGCCTTCGGCACGAACTGTCTTTCCACGCGGCGATACGCGGATTTCTCTTCGGGCGGGCCATGTTGGTGAAGCGCGAGGACGAGACGACGTTCGTTGACATCACGCCGTGGGACCCCCTCAACACGTACTGGAAGATGGGGGCAGACGGCCTGGATTGGGCCTGCTACCGACTCAAGAAGACCCGAGACGAGATCAAGGCGCAGTACGACGTTGACCTCGACAGCGAGGGAAGCGGCGAGGGCGACGAGGGAATAGACGTTTACGACTTCTACGACGACGAGATCAACACGGTCGTCACCGCCTCCAGAGTTCTGAAGTCCCCGCAGGCGCACGGCTCCCCAAGGATTCCCATATTCTATAACGTCGTGGGGCCGGTGCCGATGATACAGTCGGATATGTCTGACGACACGATCAGGGACTGGGGCGAGTCAGTCTTCAAGGCCGGTCGCAACGTGTACAAGAACTACCAGCAGATGATGAGCATTATGCTGGAGCTCGCGTCTCGATCGCGAAAGCCTCCCACAGACGTTCACAGCCCCGACGGGACGAAGACGCTGGAGTCAGACCCGTGGGTGAGCGGGGCCGAGATATCCACGGCGGAGGGAGAGACGGTCAAGCCCCTTGAGCTCCTTCGATCGGCGCCTGACCTGGGGCCGTTCCTTGCGCTCATAAGCGGGGAGATGCAGAGAGGCGCCCTTCCTCACACAGCGTTCGGAGAGCTTCCGTTCCAACTGTCGGGATACGCCATTCAGACCCTTCGGCAGGGCATCGAGACGGTCCTGACGCCGCGCCTCAGAGCGGTCGAGGACGCCATACAGCAGATATGCCGACTGGTGAGCGATCAGTACGCCACAGGCTCCTTCGACGATATGGAACTGAGCGGGTACGACGCGAACAGGCAGTATTTCAGGGAGCAGATCGACCCCACCGTCATCAATATGGGTGGGGACATCGAGGTCAAGATGGTGTCCGTGCTTCCGCAGGACGACGTTCAAAAGGCCAGCATGGCGCAGATGATGCGCGACGGCCCGGTGCCTCTAGCCCACGATCGGTGGATACGCGAAGAGGTCATGGGCATACAGGACACGGACAACTTCGACACGCAGATCAAAGAGCAGACCGCAGAGAGAATGCTTCCAGAGGCCGCTCTCTTCACGCACATGAAGGCGTCTGAGGACATGGGAAGGTCAGACCTTGCTGGCTTCTACTACTGGAAGCTTATAGACTCCATGTTGCAGAGCCAGATACAGCACGGACAGTTAATGGGCATGGCGCAGCAGAGCGGGCTTCTCAACGGCGCGGGCGGTCAGACAGGAGCGGGCGGTCAGATGGGCGCGGGAGTTCCGCCGACTGCGGCTCCTCCCCAGTCGTTCGGCCAAGGCGCGGCCCCTTCCGATCTTTCCAATCCGGGGGCGCAGGTGCCGCCGGGAACTCCCAGGCCGGGAGCGCAGACCGAGGCGACGAGACTGACTAACATCGGGCTGGTAGGCCCAGGAGGATAACATGACCCCAGCAGAGATAATGCAGTTGCTTAGGAACGGCCAAATTGACGAAGGAAGGGCCATTAAGGCTCTCACTGAATTCTATCAGAGCAGAGGCACGGCTCTTGGCCTTGCAGATGAGATGGCCCGAACAGAGGTCAGGGAGGCAGTGAGTCCCGAACCTGGAGGTCTTCCTTCATGGCCGCAGGCCGTGCCACCAGTGCCACTCGGTAGTGAAACAGTGCAGGCGGCTGATATGGCAGCGCCCGCGTCTGCGGCGGCTGGAGGATATGTCGATCCAAGGACGGCGCAACAGATCGCACGAGAGGAAGCCAGCCTGACTTATGGAGGGCGGCAGAACATCTTCGGCGGGTTCATGGGGGCCCAGCCTGGGTT